GGCCGCAGGGGTTTCGGGGGCTGGCTGGGCCTGCTTCGTCTCCAGCGCGCCGTAGCTCTTCGCGAGGGCCTCGACGTCCACCTTGCCGTCCTTCCAAAACTTCTCGGGGACGTACTCGGGGCGCTGAGGGCCGTCGGGCTTCAGCTCATTGACGCCGGTCGGCTCGGTAAAGCCGCGCTGGCCGACCTCAATCGAGGCCTGTTCAGCGGAGGTGAAGGCGGGCGCTTCCGAAGTCGGAGCCGCGCCGCCCTCTGCCGGGGTCGTCATTAGAGGTAGTTGACCTGCGTCAGTCCGCCGAGCAGCTCATAGCTCTCGGTCTCGACGGCCTTCTCCTCGACGACCACGACGTCCGTGTTATCGACGATTTCCATGTTGGTCACCACTTCGGTGCCCTTGTCGGCCTCAGGGGCCTGGGTCTTAGCCATGCGTATTCCTTATTCTGCGGGCATGGGCTGCTCCGCCCCGCCCGATTGTGTCATTGCGTCGATTGCGCCCTTGGCGAGTTGCGGCGCTGCGGCCATTGCGGCCTGACTGGTCGCGGCCTGCTCCTGCTCCGCCTGCTGCTGCTCCTGGCCCTTGATGAGCGTCTCGACGCTCTCAATGCCGTAGCTGTCCGCAAACCGGCGACCGACTTCCGTCGGATCGGTGATCTGCTGGACGACGCCGGGGCCGTAGATTTGGTTCATGTCCATCATCCACATCTTCAGCTTGTTGGCCGAGTGGTTGCGTCCCATGGCCTCGAAGCCGGTGACGATGGTGGGCTGAACGGTCTGCGGCAGCTCGGGCGCTTGGCCTTGCCGGATCAGGATGTAGAGGATGCGCCGGATCAGCGGCAGCTGGAACTCAGCCGACAGGACCGTGTAGACCCCGCCGAGGACGTTCTCCAGCTCCTGCGCCATCGCGCGGATTTCCTCCGCAGTGACGCGCTCGGCCTGCCGAACGGTACCGCTCTGGAGCATGAAGGCATGCGACAGGCGCAGCTCAAGGCGCTCGGCCACGGAGCTGGCGACAGTGAAGTCCTGGGTCTTCTCCAGCTGGAGCGCCTTGACCTTGTCGATGTAGCCCGTGATGAAGTCGCCGGTCTCAGCAGCCGCCAGTTCTTCGATGTCCACCATCGCGTTGGGATCGACCAAGTGGACGATCCGCGAGGCGACTGCAGCGAACTGGATGATGGCCTTCGAGAGGTCCTCAAGGGACATCAGGTCACCGACGTATTCCGAGACGTGGGCCCGGCCATAGTCGCTGCCGGGGATCGCCTGCCACCGGAGGGCCATCCAGCCAGCGCTCTCGCGCGGGGACTTGCCTTCGGAGCCGGGCACGATGATCCCGTTGATTTCCTGATAGTGGACGACGTCGTCGCCGACCCGTTTTACATGGGTGTAGACGTCAACGAGCTTGTCGTTCTCCTTGCCGGGCTCCATCGGGACCTTGCAGGCCTTGATGACTTCCTCGGAAAGGGTCGAGGGATAGACCTTCTCGAATACCACAGCTTCCAGCAGCTGGCCGCGCTCGTCGCGCAGGCAGACATACTGGTCCAATCGGAACATGCGGGGAGGCCCGCCGTCGAGGTTGAAGTAGACGAGGGCGTTGCCTGCGACGATCAGGTGACGCAGCACCTCCATGAAGATGGGGCGCGCCATGCTGGTCTCGATCAGGAGGTGTGCCTTGCCGCTGATGCGGTTGAGCGCTTCCTTCACGGTCGTGAGGTCTTCCCCCAGTTCCGCTGCGGTGTCCTCATGGACCGACAAGCGCGCGAAGTGCTGGTCGGGCGGGAACAGCGTGACGAGAAGCCACGCCGCGAGGTTGTTGACGCAGCGCGCGCCGAGGCTCTGATAGGGCTGGTCGAACGAGGAGTTGCCGTCCTGACCGTCGTCAGGGACGAGGCCGGGGATGGTGAGCTTGGAGTTGGAGCGAGCGCGCTCCAGGACGGTCTGCCGTCCGCTTGAGAGCTGGGTGTACCGTGCCTTGGCAACGGCCACCAGCTTCTGGTCTGGTTTAGGCAAAGCCTGCACTTCTCAGGATTGCTGCCACACCCAGCGATGCAATCTTGGGGCGCGCCTTGGCGCGGTTGCCCATGATCGCCCCGGCGAGTCCCGGAGGACGCGAGGGTGCCGCTGGGGCAGGAGTGGGGGTCGCCACGGGTGGGCGGGTGATTGCACCGGGCGAGGGAGGCCGAACGCCTCCCCCACCGCGCTCGATGCGCAGGCTGGAGCTGCCCATGCGCAGAGACCGGGATGCCGGATCGACGCCGTCGAGGTAAGGGTTGCGGATGATGGTTGGTTCAGGCGTCTTCGCCTGCGCGTCGGTCGCTTGGACCTTGGGCGTCTTGACGACACACATTAGCGTCGAGCCTTTCGGATCACGTCGCGCTTTGCAGCGTCGCGCCAATTCTTGAGGAACAGGACAAGCTCGCGCTTGCCTGCGTAGCGCTGGATGCTCTCCATGCTGTCCCCCGCTTCGGGGACCCGCTCGGGGACGAGCCGATCCAGCTCGTCGAGCAATGCGACGGAGCTATCGGGGAACTTCAGGGGGCGGCTCCAAAATGAAAAAAAGGGGGCCGCTCAAACGTCGGGCCCAAGCCTTCCGCGAGCGGCCCCCTTGGGACCATGAAGAGGAAGTTTCCTTCCTCCGAGGGTGGGTGTTAATTGCCCCTTGGCGGGGCCCACGGGATGATCCGATTTCCGTCCATATCGCCGTGCTTCAGGATGCGCGCCAGATTGACCTGGATCACTGCATCCGCCTCGGTCAGCCCGGCTTTCGTGTAGGCTGCGACGATGCGATCCCAGCGACTTTCGTCGCCGTCGTCACGGTAGTCCCACTCCATCACGATCTGGCCCTTCCGGGGGCCGCGCTTGAACTCGCGGGCCCACTGGAACCAGAAGCGGTAGTCGAGGACCTCGTCGGCACCCTTGGGGCCCACGCCGGGGCACCCTGGGTACCCGTCGGTCTGGTCGCCGGTCAGCCCCTGCCAGAGCATGAAGCGCTCGGCTTCCTCGGGCTCGATCGTGCGGACGAACTTGTCCTTGTTCGGGTTGAACAGGAGCCCCGGCACGGTCTGCATGTCCTTGTCGGCGGACACGATGATCCGCTCGCCCTTGTGGGGCTCGGTGGACAGGATGCCCATGACGTCGTCCGCTTCGAGGCGGGGCCGTCGATCAACCGTGTAGGCCTCCGCCAGCCAGTCCTTCATGTCGTAGAGGTGCTGGGGACGGACGGTCTCGGCGCGGTTGGTCTTGTAGAGGGGGTAGACGTCCTTCCGCCAGTTGGTGACGTCGTCGGAGAGGCAGACGATCAGGTCGGTGGCGTCCAGAAGGGAAACGAGGTTGTCGAGGGTGTCCTTGGCGTCCTTCTTCGCGGCCTCAAAGTCCGCAGAGACGGAGACGACGCCGTCGCCCCAATCGACACGCTGCTCGTTCGACGCTGCTGCCTGATAGGCGATGATGTCAGCGTCGATGAGAAGCGTTCGGCTTATACAGGCTCGCCCGCCACGAAGGCCCGCCCGAAGCCCTCCCAGCCGTCCAGGCTGAAGAGCATGCGGACGTCTGCCAGCCATTCACGGCGCAGCTGCCAGTCGATGAGCATGCGCGGGGCGGCAAGCGCGGTCGCCACGTAGATGTACGGGACGAACGCCAGCATGGCGCAGCGGAAACCCATGCGCTGGAGGAACGCGCGCATCAGCGGCGGAACCCGCCCGAGCGGAACGACGAGGACCGGAACGACGAGGACGACGAACGGTACGACGAGCTGCCCCAGGACGAACGCGACGGCGACGAGCGGACGCTGGTCGTCGTGGTCGTGGTCTTGGTGCCGCCGAAGATCGAGCGCTTGGTCGTCACGGTCGTCGAGGTGGACTTGCGGACGTAGTCGCGGCTCGCCTGATAGCTCGGGATCGCGCGGCGGGTGCCGTAATACTTTGGGTCCTGCACGATGACAGGCTGGCGCTGGCCCGCGCCGTTGATGGCGCTGGAGAGCATGTAGCCCGCCATGCCGTAGAGCAGATAGTCGTTCACGTCGCCGCCAGCCTGCGCCACCTGAAGGCACTCAGCGGGGTTCTTGGCGGTCGCGCACTGTTCCTGCGGCGTCGGGCCACAGGCGGACAGGAGGAGGGCAGAGGCCGCTGCGGCGGCGATGAGGATGCGGTTCATGATTTGCTCCAAGGTTTGAGGTTCGGTCGGTTCAGCTTCGAGTGCAGCGAGCTGCTGGGGGCCACGCACAGGACGTCCGTCTGACAGACGCCGTCGTGTAACTTTTGGCCGCGACACCCCTCGACGCGGAGGTGGCGGGGGTGGAGGTAGTCGGTGTGGGTCGCCTTCACCCGAACACCGCCCACCAGGGCCGCTTGGTCACCTTCTGGGCAGCCTCGCGGTCCCGCTTCTCGCAGGCTTGGACGATGTCGAATTGCGCCTGCTTGTCGATGTTGGCCTTGTCGAGCTGGCCGGTCTGGGCGTCACCGAAGACGACCCAAGCGCCCGCCGAGGGATCACTCGGGAGCGGAGCCCCCGGCGTCGGGGCGACCAGCGACTTCGGGACGAGCGTCGAGCAGTCGCTTGCAGGCCGGTTGTAGACTGTACGTGTCGCGCAGGCAGAGAGCAGCAAGCCCGGCGTGATGAACACCAGACCCAACCGCATCAGCCGCGCCAGGAGCGGCGAGGATTGCATCACGATTTCCTTGGGTGACGACGTCGATCCGGCCATGGGCGGCTTGGGTTTCGACGAGGATTTTGACAGCGTCCTGCGCGGCGGCTTTGGAGCCCTCGGCAGTTGCGGCGGTCGCTTGGGCGACTGCGGTTTCCTTGCGGGCACGGGAGGGTGCCGTGAGGAAATGGTA